CAGAGGGACGACCCAAGTTAAACCCGCCAACACTATCCTGCATGTCACCATTGAGGGTATTACCCATCACTGACTTTTCCATCTCGTTAGTAGATGAGTTCCACCGCTGCCACTGCTGGCGCTGGGCTACAATGCGGACACTGATACTCTCCGCGTAAACGACATCATCTCCCATCGTGATCTTATACGACCCTACAGGAATAACATCCGTCTTGATCTTCTTACCACCAACATCAATTTCGCCTTTAATAGCTGAACTGACTACGTTTACCCGTGCAATAGATGGGCCAGACTGTTTGCTGGATGTTTCAGATACGCCCATAAGCTCTGCAAGAGACTTACCACGATCCGCTGCTACTGTTAGTTCTACACTCATAATATTCTCCATGAGATTTGTGTTTAAGAGTCCAAGTTATACCATCATATGTCTTTTACGTCAAGCCAATTAGGCCCAATCTTTGACTCAAGTAGTAATGGTACGTTCATTACAACACCATAAGCTTTCTCTATGAGGTCATTTAATTCTTCGTTCATATCATCAATGATTTGTAGCACGACTCCTCTCTCCTTTGGGTGAGTATCTACAACCGTCGAGTCATGTACTGTATTAACAAGGCAGGACTGTAGACCACTTAACCGTTTCTCCAATTCTATCAGCACGACAGGGACCACATCACCTGTAGCAAACCCCTGCACTGGATAGTTCTTGATCATAGTGAAGTGTGACACACCACCACGAGCATTACGTTTAACATCAGGGAAAGCGTACTGCCTGCCTGACTTACTGGTAATCTTATTAAACCTCATAGCTTCATCAGCTAGGCTCTTGTGCCAAGATGCAACACCTTCATACTTCTCGTTGAAGTGGATGTAGTAAGCCTCCTCTGCTTTACTCCTACCATATCCAGTAGCCCCGAAGAGTGGTGCAAACGTATGCTCCTTAGCTTCCTGGCGTGTTGTAGGCTGTCCCGCATCAGTAATGACCTGTGCAGTGTAACTGTGAACGTCGAAGCCATTAGCAATCTCAGCCATAGCTACCGCATCCTGTGATAGGTATGCAGCAGTACGAAACTCTAGCTGTGCAAAGTCTGCCTCTAAAATATCTCCGCCCTCCCATCTAGATACAAACACACGCTTAACTGGGAAAGTACCGCCACGAGGCATGTTCTGCATGTTAGGGTTACGACCACTGAAGCGACCTGTAGCTGTGATATGCTGTGTAAGACTTACGTGTAGGTAGCCATCTTTCTTAGTGAATGTGTCAATGCCTTCTACGAATGCAGAGAGGTAACTACTAACAGCAGACAGGCGCTTTAGGTCAGTAAGAAAGCTTATTGCATCGTCCATCTTCTTAGTCTTAGCTGTACCAATCAGCACAGATAGATTATCCTTGCCTGTGCTAAACCCATTAGCACTAACCCACTTCTTTGTAGGTGCAGCAAATGCTAATCCAGCTAAGACGTTTGTGTTCTTTAGCTGGTAGCCACGCGCTTCACAATCCTTACATTTGTTAGGTCTAGCATACTTTGTGCCATCCTTCCTTACTTTATAGACTTTTCCTTCCCCTTTACAGTCAGGGCAGGTAAACGCTTTAGTGCGTCTAATCAAAGTGCTGTTAGAGCCTACTGCTGATACAAACTCTTTCTTATCCTTGGTGTGTTCAAATAACTGTACCCACTCCTTCTTGTTATTAACCTTACGAGAGAAAACAACCTGCGACATCTGCTCTGGGGAGTTAAGGTTAATAGGTGTGTCGCCCATTATTTCTCGAACCTTATGTTGCAGCCTGTCTTCAATGTCTGCTTTTTCTTGTTCATACTCCTGACGCACAGCATCAAGGGCTACACGATCTACACAAAAACCAGCCATGTACATACGTGTAAGTGTCTTGCATGTATCAAACGTGACAGACCTAACCTTGTGTAACGAAGCTGATTCAACTTCACCGTAGTCAAGCTCAAGATCATGGAACAACTCTCGTGTCGTATCTAAGTCAGCCTGTAAGTAGAAGGTTAACTCCTTTAGCGGGATCTCATTAGTGTTGTAACCGTCTTTGAAGTACTTCTTGAGAGTGTCATCCTTCTGGGATGTTAGCTGTCTGCGCTGGGCGCAACCGTCTAGACTGAGGGTATCCTTCTGGCCTCGCAATAAGATATACTCTGCAAGCATGGTATCATATATGTCACAGTCATACTTAAATCCACACTCCCAAAGCCACATAAGATCATGCTGAGCATTATGCATAATCAGAAGTGTAGTCATGTCTAGGATGTCTTGGATAAGCTTACGCCCAGCGCCATTAGTATCCTTAGCCTCTAGGTGGTCAATATTAACAATGAACGTCTCTTCAGGTTTATCAGCGTTCTGCATACCTACCTGTACAAGGAAGTTACCCTCCTCATACGGATCAAGATGCCACTTACCGTTACGCATCTGTGTGGTGTTTTCAACGTCTAATACCAGTCTCATCCATCTCTCCTCTATGCACTGTATAGTGATCGGCCACCGTCAAGTTCACAGTGTACCACACCATGCCAACCACCTTTAAGTTTATTCTTAGCAATGTTCAAGTGTCGCTGTGTATCTTGCTCATCTGCACCTTCGACAACCGGGTTTTTACTGATCAATACCATCAAGTCAGCTTCAGCAGCCTTACCTGTCTTGGAGCCTTCCATCATACTTTGATCAACGATTACCTTACCCTCTGCTACAGCACTAAGCTGAGACATCCACACAACACAGCAATTGTACTGCTTAGAAATATTACGTGCATAGATAGCTGCATCCTTTAGATACACATCTGACTTGTCACTAGTCTTAGATGCAAACTTGTCACCCATATCTAGGATCAAGATGTCAGGCTTCTCTTGTTTAACTAGAGACTCTACCCATTGCAGGTCTTTGTTAGTGCTGTCCTTGATACGAATGTTCTTACGTACAGGCTCATAGCGTGAACGAGCTAGTGACACGTTACCCTTAACCTCTTCCATAGTCATACCCGCAGCAGCACTTAGGTAACGTGCGCCTACACGCTCATATGCTTCCTCATTACACAAGACCACACACTTAGCACCTTGATGCGCCCACCCTCCAGGCCCAGCAATCAGTGACGCATGGAAGGATGTCTTACCTGTGTTTGGACGTGCGCCTACTAACAACAGGTGACCACCACTAACACCCTCGACCTTACGCTGTAGACTAGGGATGTTAAACTTCCACTGCGTCTGTAGATCATTAGCTTCAAGAAGACGCTCAATAGAAATGTCCTCCCAAGATACTTTAACATTAGGTGTGAAGTCATCCTTGAAGTCATCCAAGATACGTCGCAATGGTTCTAGTGTTGTCTGTGATCCATTAACAAAGTCAAAGCCGAGGTTAGCTACCAAGTCACCTACGTATTGCTGGAACAATTGCCCTAGCACTGTATCAGCAATCTCTTCTTTAACTACATCAGCTTTATCCATCTTACGAAATAGATCAGCATAGGATGTCTTAGTAGCGGTAGTCATAGTCTGGTTCTGTGCATAGAACAAAGCTTCGAGGTCAGCCATGTTTAGGTCGCCGTCGTAGCTTTCCATAGCATGGTCTATTGTCTGTTTAATCTTACGGATATCTTTAGTGAAGATCTTATCTGGGCAGCGGATACCCTTGTGTTGATTATAAAAGTCGCGGTTTAAAAGTGTCTTAATTAGTGCCAGTTCCATCGTCATCGTCAGTCTCTCCTAAGATCTTATTTATAATCACCGTAATAGCCACCCAAGGCCACAGCATTGAAAACTTGTCGGCAGCATAAGGGTCTTCATTCTCATCATCTGGCTCTGTGATGGATGACAATAGTACTACACCCAGCACATACATAAAGGCTGCCCCATTTAGAAACATTGCTACATTCATTGCATATCCTCCTCTACTAAATAGTAAGCACCTTCTGGGCTATCCCAAGCAGATAGTATATCCTTAAATTGCTGTATGCTCATATATAACATCTGATGCTGCTCTGCTGTATCATCATACTGCCGCATAAAGACAGTGCCGTCATTACAGATACATACTTCTACGTCATTACAACTATCACTCTCGTCTAGTGTAACTATTATGTCTGCATCTGGTTCCATCTCAACAGTAAACATCAGTGTCAATCCTCATCTTTATACTTTGTATGCTTACGGAATCGTTTTTTGTAAGCACGTTTGATCCTCTTCAGTTGACCAGCCTTCCACATGTAAAACTTACGTGCTTTAGTGAGGCCGTCATACTCATCACCACCCTTCAGGGGGATACGTTTAGTCATCAGTACTGATCTTCCATTAATGCTACCCACGACACAGGGAACAATTCTTCCATCTTGTGGTAGATTTGCCATGCTACGTCTTGTGACTCAGCTTGTGTGTCATGCTCACAGCGGAGCTTACACATGGAGGAGAAGGCATCCAAAGACCCAGACCAGTACCATTCGGTCATCATCGACTGAGGCAGTACCATACGGGCTTGCTCAGGGGCTACACCATCGTGGATCATCTCGTTGTATGTACGCAATGCTGTGCGGTTCACAAAGTCTGGGTCGGCATTGGTATGGACTACACCTTCTGAACCCTGTTTTTTATCAGCAGATTTGCCACGCCACTGCTTCGGTTCATAAAACTCAGGTTCACTGTCTACATATCGACGACTGATTTCATTCCAACGCAGGAACTTATGCTTCACTAGCTGACGCGCTACGAAGATAGGAGCCTTAACGTGAAAGGATCCAAAGGCATGTCCGAAGGGGCTGATGTGACCATGACTTGCGAGGTACTTGATTAGCTTAGTGTCTCCCTTTTTAAGTCGCAGCAGAGATACGTCACAGTCCTCGAAAGGTTCCTCTAAGGAGGACTTCTTACCAAAGCTAACCCGCGCAGCATTCACAACGGACAGGTCACTGCCCATATGATCTACATATGTAGCTTTAATCTGATTAGTCATTTGCTTGTTCCTTTGTTTTCTCCAGTTCAGCTTGATAAGCCTCGTAAGAAGCATCAGCATCACGAGCAGCAGCACGTTCAGCAGCCCAAGCAGCATCCCAAGCATCATAAGCAGAACCAAGAGCAGCCTTGAGTTCTTCAAGTTTAGTCATTCTGTTTCTCCTTTTTTATAATGTTCACACACATCTGAGAAGTCCGCCACAGCAATAGGTGCATTATCAGGGTCGTGGTTCCACCACAGGCGAGAGCCTTCACGTTCAGCCTCACCGAAGTGCCTGGTGCAGTCTGTGTTGATGCAGTCAGACGCACAGAAAGTCATATCTCTATAGCATAGTGTCATCTGTTTGTCTCCTTTATCAGTTCAGCCTCCCAAGCAGCAGCATAAACAGAAAGAGCATCAGCAGCATCAAAAGCACCAGCCGCACAAGCCGCAGCAGCATAAACAGCATAAGCATCATAAGCAGCATCACTAGCATCTTTTAGTTTTTCAATACTAGCTTTCAAGTCACCTAACTTCTTCTCACCAGATAATGCTCTTTCAGCCCACTCCTCTTTTGTAGCGGCTTCAATTCTATAGCTCATTGGTTTGTTCCTTTTTCAGTTCAGCATGATAAGCACTCCAAGCATCATTAGCAGCAGTATTAGCAGCTTCACGAGCATAATAAGCATCAGCAACACGAACAGCATCACGAGCAGATTTCAGCAAGGCTTTCGCAGCAGCAAGATCAGCAACACGAGCAGCATAAGCATCATCACAAGCAGCATCAGCAGCATCAGCATTATTATTAGCAGCCACATACGCAGCCTTGAGTTCTTCTAGTTTAGTCATTGGTTTGCTCCTTTGTTTTCTTCAGTTCAGCTTGATACGCCTCGTAAGCAGCATCATAAGCATCAGCAGCAGCCCAATAAGCAGCAGCGGCAGCTTTGAGTTCTTCTAGTTTAGTCATTTGTTTGTTTCTTTTTCAGTTCAGCTTGATAAGCCTCGTAAGCAGCATCATAAGCTTCAACAGCATCACGGGCATCATCATCTGCATCATAAGCAGCATCAGAAGCAGCATCATAAACAGCATAAGCAGCAGTACAAGCATCATAAGCAGCATCAGAAGCTGCCTTTAGTTCTTCTAGCTTAGTCATTGGTTTGCTCCTTTTTCAGTTCAGCTTGATACGGTAGTAATGGTCTTCCACCCAGTTGGGGTGTTGAGTGTCTTCCCATGATTGTGTACCCTCCCACCACCTTTGCACAGTGCCTCCACGGTTACGAAAAAGAAGAATATACCCTTTAGACGCATCCGTAAGTTCACCCCAAGGGGTATACTCAGTCATTGGTTCGTCCTCATCCATAGTCATCTGAGTTCTCCTTTTAATCTGTCTAAGTCACCATCTAAGCGATACTTGATATCATCGTCAAGCCTAAATGCCTTAGCTTTAGCGCCTGTCCATAGGTCTATCTCACGCTTAAACTGCAATGTTTTGTGTGCAGCATCTGGATCTAGTGCTACAATAACCCTGCTATACTCACCAATTTTAGACATATGATTTGATGTTAGGGATGTCCCCAAAATTGCCATAGCTGTAACGCTTGGTAGCTCTTGTTGGGCTACAATAGCTGATACACAATCTTCTACAACTAAGAGTGTGTTACCAGATCCAACCAAGTAGTAGTCAGCCTTACCAGTATAGCGATACCACTTAGGTATTTTGCCACCTACAGCCCTACCATTAGCGTCAATGATGCGACCCTTGTAATGAATGGGAAACACAACACGCTGATCCTTAACGTCATACAGTAGCCCCCTAGAAGCGATACCCCAACGTCTAACAAACCTATGAAACTTATCATGCTCTGCGCTGGGCTGTACTAAATACTCAGGTATCTCCATTGTCTCTGCATCCTTAGCTTTTTCTAGATGATCCTGGCGGTTAAGTAGGTGCTTAACTTCAATAGCTGTCATCTCACCGTTGTAGATACCTTTGACAGAACAGTCTAACTTGTAACAGTTATACTTGATCTGCCCCATCTCTTTGGTGATCGTGAAAGTATTCTTAGCGAAGCAAGATGGGCAGTTCATACGTCGGCTCTCACCATCCTTGATCTCTACTGTCTCTACATATCTACGAATGCTCATCTTCATTACCCCTCGCTGATAGTGCCTTAGATGCACCGCTGAATGTGTTGACCATGTAAGGCGCTAACGATGTTGGGCTAGCGTGTCCAGTAACCTGCATAATACCTACCAAGTCAACACCTGCTTCCATCATTTCAGTCACTGCTGTGCGTCTCAAATCCATAGCTGTAAGGTCTCGTGATAGATTAGCTTCGTCTAGTACCGCATTGATATTGTTAGATATTTCATTAATCAGGTAGGGTCTGATCAAGCCCTTGTTGATAGAAATCTTAGGCGCAACAAAATCCTGGAACCCAAACTCCTCTTTTTGGTTACGCAACATCTGGCATAGGTTCTGACTAATAGGTAGGTGTACATCAGCGCCACGCTTAGATTGTGTTAAGTCCATACGACATAGATCAAGGTCTAGGCTGTCCCATTTAAGCATACGCATGTCACCTACTCGCTGGCCCCAATCATATGACATATGCACCAATAAGCCCAAGCTCCGATACTCCCACTTACCATAAGCAACAGTTAGGAAAGCTTTGATGTCTGACCTCTCCCACTTAACCTTGCGTGGCTTAGTAGCGATTGTCTTAATCACAGCTACAGGGTTATGGATCATGATATCCTTGGTCATACCATAGCGCCAAGCTACTGACAGTGCTGACTTTGTGTAGTTAGCTTGGCGTACACCATAGGATGCTACCCACTTCTCGTAGGCTGTAGCTAACATACCTGCGGTCAGGTCACAGATGCGGATATTTGCCAGCTTACTCTTGTGCTTGACTGTTGTCTGCATAGCCTTAGTCAGACATCTCTCATACTCTAGCTGGGTCTTGCCTGATATACGCAGGTAAGCAGGGCTATAATAGTAGAAATCAATCAGCTTTGATATCTTTGCTGTGCTTTTGGGTATCTTCATCTGTTTCCCTCTCCTTCTTTGGTGTTACTGGTAGCCGCCCAACCCAAGATGATACATCATCAAGGGGGTCGTCGTTTCTTTGATTGTTCATATACAAGCTCCTCCTTTGAGAACACAATAGCTTTCCATAAACCTATAAGATAAACCAAGCAGATTGCGGAGGGTAAGGCTACCATAGTTGTGCGCCTTCCTGCAAGTGTTCCAGTTCTATTAGCTGTTCTGACAGAATGTCGATACTGGCGTCAGTGTCAGTATCCCATTCCACATTTTCTACTGTCCTTATCAGATCCCTGTCAAATGTTCCTACAGGGACGTTACTGGTTTTGTTGCGGCTCATAGCCTTAGGCCTCCTCTTGTAGAGTGTATCGCACATAGCGCTGCTTAGTCACAGGGTGACGCTTGGTGGTGGATAGGATGTTAAACCCTAGACCACGAAGCTCATGGATACGCTTGGTAAGGCTGCTAATGCTATACTCAATCATGGCCTCTCTCACCGTAATACCTTTAGTGGTGCGTAGGTGCTTGATGATCCGTTTTTGTTGTGTGTTAGTTTGCATTATGAAAGTCCTCTTTCTAGGTTTGTAAGTGCATCATTATCTGGCTTAGCTAACATTTGATTAATAACTGCCTCATTTGTCAGCCCACGAATAATCTCTAAGCACTGCGCGCGATGGGCTAGATATTCCATCTCTGCAACATCTGTAAAGTTATACTCTTCAAACTCAGAACATTCCGTATCATTAATAAGTAATGTTTGTAGGCACAGCAGTTGGTCAGTTGTAAAATCAGGCATTAGTTTTCTCCATTGTTTTGTTTGCTTCATATACCGCAATGGCAAAGCCACGGGGTGTTGCTGATCGTATGTCTTTGGTGCGCTGGCTCTTACCGCCTAGCTTCATCATAGATGTGCTGTAACCATTACCGTGATAGGCTTCTGCGTCAACAGCAATCTTGTCAGGCATAACAAACCCGCCACCTGTCCATAGGCAAGTCTTCTTCTTGTATGCATCACGGTCGGCAATGTATGCAGGCCAACGTGGGTGTTCTGCCTTATCGTCAGGGATGTAACCGCCATACTCATAAGGGTGAAAGCTATAGTTAGGCTTACGCCACTTAGTAGCCAAGACACTGACAGGGTTCTCTATGAAGTATGGCACACAGAAGTCATCAAAGAAGGCAGCGCACCAAACCGCATAGGTGACCGCCTTAGACTGAAAGAGTGGATCAACTGCAGCCTTCTTCTTGAACCACGCAGCACCAGACACAGCCATATCAGTACAGACGGGGAAGGCCATGCCAAACACGACCTTGCGTCCGCTGAACTCCATGAACAACTTCTTGTGTGTCTTAAAGTCATGCAGATCAGCATGGCGGTAGTGGATGTTACCTTCTGTGCGTCCCTCTACAGGGTGCTGGATGTCAAAGGCATAGCAGTCATAGCCTGCCTCCGCCCAAGGTTTTAGTGCCTCACCTGTGAAATCGTAGAGGGATAGTACGATGCCCTTGCTCATCCCACCACCTCCACAACATCAATATCAAGGTCCGTGTCCAACGTGTACTTGTTGCACATCTCATCGAACACAGAATCAGGTTGCTCGTTTGAGATGTAATCCAGAATATCTTCGTCGGTCAAACCATCAGGAACTTCATACTCAGGATACCACGTCTCTGTGCGAACCACTTTAAAACGTACCAACATCACGCAGTCTCCTTCTGCAATTCTACTTCTGCTGTGACTGCCTCAATGAAACCAAAGCCGCCACCATTGCCTTCCTCATCCATAGACAAGGACAGTTCTACCTTCTGGTCACCCATTTGTAGAGTAAATATAGGGAATGGTTTAAACCCGTCTTCATCCTTTTCAAACTTAAAGTCTACAATCTTGCAGCCTACTAGCTGTGCGTAATATTTATGCATGTCCATTGGTTCCGTCCTTTTATTTAAAAATAAGTGGGATAAAGGTTAACAGGTATAGTGTGCCAAACAGGCATGAAGCACCAATCAAATCCTGGCCCCATAGCCACAAGGTTTGATTGCGCTCTTTTCGTTTGCGTAATTGCCTGCGTTGATTGCTTGTCATAATCTTACCCTTTCATCTTATTTGTTAATCTCAGCAAGGCGCTGGGCTTAATATAAACACCATAGACGTCTAGCACCTTGCGTCTGTCTCTCTTGCGTGGGGCAGTATCTACCATAGTCTTGCCATCTTTTCCAATCAGCAGGACATGTTCATCAACACGCACAACATAGGCCGCGACATCTGGGTTTTTCTTGGCGTGTTTCATTAGGTCAGCACGTATCGCACCCACCGTCAGGTCACCTGTAGTCGCACCCACCGCAGACGCCACGCTGCGCATCGACCACAGCTTACGCACGGCCCTTAGCATGTCGCCCCATGTGTGCAGATATCGCACTTCATCATCCACATACAATGTGTGCGCTACAGAGTAGGCGCAGGCGTTCTGGTTAGGGTTACTTGGGTTGTTGCTGTTAGCAATAGCGACACGGCGTTGGCCTTGTTTGATGCGTCCCATAGTCTTATCCTTTCATCAATACACGTTTTACGTCTGCCTTAGTGCGACCAGATAGGGCGCATATCTCGTGCAGCGTTGCATTCCAGTGCGTATCGAAATAATCCCGCACCATGTCATCTTTCCATTTAGCAAACATCTGTCTTATCCTTTCATGGGTTTGTATTTGGCGGTCACACAAAAGCTAAAGCAAAGCTTGCCTATCTTAATGAAGCGGATCCCGCCCACTTTTTGAGTTGATAAATTAAACATTGGACATACCTCAC